GTAGGTAATTTGCCTAAGATGAAGGCAGAACAATATCTACGTGATATGATGACTAAACATAAAAATCGTGTCGTATATGATATGGCAACAGGCGATGTTAAAGATGATCGTAGGCATATGTCTATGACTGATGATTTTTGGTTACCAAGACGTGAAGGCGGTAGAGGGACAGAAATTACTACTCTACCTGGTGGACAAAATCTAGGTGAATTAGATGACGTTATGTATTTTCAGAAGCGTCTATATAAATCATTGAACGTTCCTATCTCAAGAATGGAATCTGACGCAGGCTTTTCATTAGGCAGAGCATCAGAAATATCTAGAGATGAGATCAAGTTTAGTAAATTTATCGGAAGATTGAGAGCAAGATTCTCTACATTATTCGACAAGTTACTAGAGAAGCAGTTAATTTTGAAAGGAGTTATTGCTCCTGAAGATTGGAATAAAATTCAATCTAATCTCCGATATGACTTCATGAGTGATAACCACTTTGAAGAATTGAAAACAAGTGAGATTTTGAGAGAGCGACTAGGTCTTCTGAGAGATATTGATGAGTATACAGGTAAGTATTACTCAACAGATTGGGTACGTAAGAATGTACTATATATGAATGAAGACGAAATTGAAAAAATGAGTCAAGACATTGAGGATGAAGAAAAAGCATCTGAAGATGGCGAAGATTCTGATTCAAATATGGATTTTGGCGCAGAACATAAGATCCAATAGACTAGTTGTAAAAGAATATAAATAAGTTATATAAAAGAAGGAGATAGTAATGAGCGTGAAAGAATTGATTAGACATGCAATCGAAAAAGATGCAACTGGGTTTGAATCTAAGTTCGATGATATTATGGCAGACAAAATGACATCTGCTATCGAAACAAAATATGCTGATATGTTTGGCGCAAGCGAAGTAGAAGTTGAAGAGACTGAAGCTGTCGATGACGTAGAAGCAGAAACAAACGAAGAGTAAGGGGCAACAATGAAAAGCTTTAAGGAAATGCTTGCTGAGACTACAGACAAACCAAAGTCTCCAGACGAGCAGAATTTTTTAGACAAACATATCGTTGACAAGCGTGATCATCCTGTCGCACCTGATGACCAGTTCTCAGGCGAAATTAAAGGCAAGAAGAAAAAGAAGCGTGAGGCGGATCGTGAAGAGGGTCAAGATAAGCAAGTCTATGAAGAGACTGAAGCTGAAGAAGTAATTGTCGAAGGCGTCCTCGCAGATTTGGCAACTATTGTCAAAAAGAAGTCTATCGGACAGATCAAGTTTAAAGACGGAAAGAAGCAGAAGGTTGACTTAACAACAGCATCGATGATCTTATCTATGCATAAGCAACTGAATGGATCAAATAAAAAGAAGATTGAAGGCATGCTAGATGACAGTAAGAAGTTTATGCAGATCGTTCAATTCGCAATGACGGCAGGTAAATAGACATGTCATTACTAATTAAAGAAATCGTTGAAGACGTACAATATATCTCGGAAGACATTCTTAACGAAGAAGGCGAGAAAACAGGCAAAAACTATTTCATTGAAGGTGTTATCATGCAAGGTGACATTAAAAATAGAAATGGGCGTATGTATCCAGCGTCAACTCTTATCAAAGAGATGACCAGATACAATAAAAATTACGTTGAAGCAAAACGTGCATATGGCGAGTTGGGTCATCCAGCTGGACCTACAATCAATCTAGATCGTGTGTCGCATATGTTTACAGAACTTAACCAGGACGGATCGAACATCATCGGTCGTGCCAAAGTTATGGATACTCCAATGGGTAAGATTGTAAAAAGTCTTATCGATGAAGGTGCAAACCTTGGTATCTCATCACGTGGCATGGGTTCAATTAAGCAAAACAAAGACGGCGTTATGGAAGTGCAGGGCGACTTTATGTTAGCAACTGCCGGAGATATCGTTGCAGATCCATCAGCTCCAGATGCATTCGTTAAGGGTGTTATGGAAGGTGTTGACTGGGTCTATGACGTAGCATCTTCTTCGTGGACAATGGCAAATGCATTTGATCAGATTGAAGAGGAAATCAAAGAGACTGCTAAAGTATCTACTAGGGAACTAGAGATCAAGGCGGCCGCTCTTTTCGAAAAATTTGTAAGTTCATTGTCAAAAACATGATTTTTATAAATATAATAGATAAACACCTACTATTAAAGGAGAAACCAAATGAGTGAAGAACTAGAGAAAAATCTAGACTTGGACGAAGCCAAAGCAACTGGTGAAGATTCTGTTGCGGCTGATCCTGTAACACCCGCTGGTGGCGCTGTAAAAAAGCGTAAAGGCGATGTTAAAAAGGCAGCTGACCCAAAAGCAGATAACATCGAAGATGATGTTAAAACACCACAGGGCTCAAATGACGAAGGACTGAAAGAAGCAGTCGAGCGTCTATTTGAAGGCACCGAATTGTCTGAAGATTTTAAAACACAAACAGTAGCTATTTTTGAAGCGGCTGTACAAGAAAAAGTTGTTGCTGAAAGAGCGACACTTGAAGAAAAGTTTGAAAGTGATCTGCAGGAGCAAGTTGAAGCATCTGTAGACGAGTTAGTAGAAAAAGTTGACCAATATCTAGACTACGTAGTAGAAAGCTGGATGGAAGACAACAAGGTTTCAGTCGAGTCCAACATTAAAGTTGAAGTCGCTGAGTCACTATTGACAAGTATCAAAGGTCTTGTTATTGAGCATAACATGGAAATCGATGATGAGCAAGTCGATGTAGTTGCAGATTTGGAAGCTAAACTCGAAGAGTCTACTTCTAAGTACAACGACATTGTTGAGCAAATGATTGAAGTTCGTGAAGCGAAAGAAAAGGCTGATATTGCTATCGCATTCAAAACTGTTTCTGAGGATTTAACAGACACACAAGTCGAAAAATTGCGTGTTCTCTCAGAAGGCGTGTCTTACGAATCAGTAGATGAGTTTACATCAAAGATGGAAGCTATTAAAACTTCTTACTTTGCTGAACAAGCTCCAGCTCCTGTGCAGGAAGATGAAACCGATCTTCTACAAGAAGAGACTGCGGAAGAAGCAAAACCTGTTATTGACCCGTCGATGGCTCGTTATGCGGAATCGCTTGGCCGCTTTGCCGCAAAATAAATTTTATATAAATAATACTAAGTAAAATCTCAAAAAAGGAGAACCACAATGAGAAATGAAGAACTAATGCAAAAGTGGAAGCCGATTCTAGAGCATGGCGCTCTGCCCGGCATCCAAGATTCTCACAGAGCGGCCGTAACGGCAACTCTTTTGGAGAACACTGAAGAATCAATGCGTGAAGGTGAAAGCCTTGGCACTGGATCTTTGCTTTCAGAAGCCGCACCAGCTAACTCTACTGCTGATATGGCTAAATATGATCCCGTACTGATCTCACTAGTACGCCGTGCAATGCCTAACTTGGTTGCATATGATATCGCAGGCGTACAGCCGATGACTGGCCCAACTGGCTTGATCTTCGCTATGCGTTCTAAGTACGAAGATACTACTAATAAGCCAGAAGCCTTCTACGGCGAAGCAGATACCGATTACTCCGGTGCTGGTACTCATGCTAACGCATTGGGTGCAGGATCAGAAACAACTGGTACTGGCCTTGATACTGCTGATGCAGAAGCTTTGGGTGATGGATCTGCCGCTGAGTTCGCTCAGATGTCTTTCTCAATCGAAAAAGTATCTGTAACTGCTAAGTCACGTGCTTTGAAAGCTGAGTACACAACTGAACTTGCTCAAGACCTTAAAGCTATCCATGGTTTGGATGCTGAGACTGAGTTAGCAAACATGTTGTCTGCTGAGTTGCTTGCTGAAATCAACCGTGAAGTAATCCGTACAGTGTATTCAAACGCTGTTGCTGGTTCTCAAGGTGGAGTAGCTGTGAACGGTACTTTCAACTTAGACGTTGATGCTAATGGCCGTTGGTCAGTAGAGAAGTTCAAAGGCTTGATGTTCCAAATCGAGAAAGAAGCGAATCAAATCGCTAAAGACACTCGTAGAGGAAAAGGTAACATGATCGTATGTTCATCTGATGTTGCTTCTGCACTTCAAATGGCTGGTGTTCTTGATTACACTCCAGCACTTAACTCTAACAACTTGAACCCAGATGACACAGGCAACACATTTGCTGGTGTTCTTAACGGTCGCTTTAGAGTGTACATCGATCCATATGCCGGTGCAAACTACATGGTAGTAGGTTATAAAGGTTCTAGCGCATTTGATGCTGGTCTTTTCTATTGCCCATATGTACCGTTACAAATGGTTCGTGCAGTTGGCGAGAACAGCTTCCAGTCAAAACTGGGCTTCAAAACTCGTTACGGAATGGTTTCTAACCCATTCGCACAAGGTGCAACTGTTGGATCTGGCGCACTTGCTGCCAACACTAACGTTTACTACAGACGTACAGCAGTTTCTAACTTGCTATAAAAATAAGATTGGGACTCTGATCGGGAAGATTAGAAATAACCCAACTGACTTTAAGAGGCTCTTCGGAGCCTCTTTTTTTTGTCTGTATAAATATAACAGTATGGCAGAGTATTATGGGGCGTGATACTTAATAGAGGCGACCCACTAAAGTTCGCTATCGTCTACCATACGCTATATAAATAGTACTATACAACTTTGATAGAGGATATCATGTCAACATCAAATTTCTTATCGCCAGTAGAGTTTAAGCTAGTCTTTGCGAGGCTGCCTAATACAGAGTTTTACGTTCAGCAAATCAACTTGCCTGGCATTGGTTCTGGCTATGCTGAAAGATCGACTCCGTTTAAGAACATATACACACCAGGCGATAAACTAATCTTTGATGACCTGAATATCACAGTAGTTGCAGATGAGAACTTGACATCTTTTCGTGAGTGCTGGAACTGGCTTACTGCTGTAACTAGATCAGAAGGCTTTACAGGATATAGTGGACTTGGTGCTCCTCAAGTAGGAGATTCAAATAGAACTAATACAGATGGTGGCGGTGCTATGTCAGATGCTTCACTACTAATAATGAACAGTAACAAAAATGCGAATATCAAGTTATCGTTCACAGATTGTTTTCCAATTACCGTTGGTCCAATACAGCTAAATACTTCAGATTCAGATGTTGTACCACCTACGTTTGACGTTACATTTAAATATAGTAGCTATACAATAGACGTTTAAGGTTGACTTTTTGATGAACTTCGTGTAGACTAGTATAGTTATACACGTACTTAATTATGGAGATATGAATGAAGATAGATGATATTATTAAAGAATGGGAAAAAGATGGTCCAGTAGACACCATCAACATCTCTAGAGAGTCCTCTGAGATACCAAAGCTTCACAACAAGTACTTCAAATTCTATATGGGAGAAGGCTATCTCCTGAAGAAGATGAAGGCTGACTACAAAAAGCTACACAAACTAAAGACTGAGTACTACAGAGGCGAACTAGATATTAGTGAACTGAAGCAGTATGGGTGGGAACCACAACCACTCAAAATTCTACGACAAGATATTCCTTCTTACATAGATTCAGATGATGACATCATCGAGTCATCGTTGAAGATAGGAGCGCAGGAACAAAAGGTAGAGTATCTTGAGTCTATTATCAAACAGATAAACAATCGTGGATTTCAAATCAAATCAATTATAGACTGGGAGCGGTTTAGAACAGGTGCTTAATGGATAACGTGAGTATTGAAAAGGTCGATGACGTTTACATAAGAGTAAACGCTGACCCAGGGATCAAGATGGAAATGAGCGAGTACTTCACATTCGAAGTGCCTGGTGCTAAGTTCATGCCTGCTGTTCGAAACAAAGTTTGGGACGGCAAGATACGTCTATTGAACACGATGACTGGCATGATCTATGCTGGACTAATCCCGTACATACTCAAGTTCTGTAATACAAGAGAGTATCACGTAACGATTGATAAAGGCTTAGTGCCTAACAATGTAGTGAATGATGATGCTGGTATGCAACTTGCAAAGGAATTCAATTCACCATTCGTGCCACGTGACTATCAGAATGAAGCAGTTGTTCACGCATTACGTAGTGAAAGAGCAATGCTTTTGTCACCAACCGCATCTGGTAAATCTTTCATCATATATCTACTGACTCGTTTTCACGTAGATGCACATGACAGAAAGGTTTTGATTGTTGTACCAACTACTTCACTAGTCGAGCAAATGGCTTCAGACTTTGTTGAATACAACAATGGTAACGAGTTGTCAATACATAAAATTCGTGGTGGCATCGATAAGAATGTTGACGCAGACATAACCATTACAACTTGGCAATCTGTGTACAAGTTACGAAAGGATTGGTTCGCTAAGTTTGACGTTGTAGTAGGAGACGAGGCACACTTGTTTAAGGCTAAGTCGCTGACTAAAGTACTAGAAAAAATGCCTGAGTGTCAATATAGATATGGGTTTACTGGTACATTAGATGGTACTCAGACACATAAACTTGTATTAGAAGGTCTTTTTGGGTCAGTCTATGAAGTCACAAAGACTAAGAAACTCATCGAAGATAACACACTTGCAGACTTTGGCATCACTGCAATTGTTCTTCAATATCCCGATGAAATTAGGAAGCTAAATAAGAATAAGAGTTATCAAGAAGAAATTGACTGGATAGTTGGCAATGAAGCAAGAAACAAATACATCAGAAACCTCGCACATAGCCTCGAAGGAAACACGCTTATCCTTTTTCAGTTCGTTGAAAAGCACGGCAAGATACTACATCCGATGCTTGAGGGAGGTAACAAAACCGTACACTTTATCTACGGAGGTGTTGGTGCTGACGAGCGTGAAGCAGTTAGGCACTTGGTTGAGTCAAGCAATAATAATATTATTCTCGCTAGTTATGGTACTTTCAGCACTGGTGTTAATATTAAGCGTTTGGATAATATCGTCTTTGCAAGCCCTAGTAAATCGAAGATACGAAACTTACAATCAATAGGTCGTGTATTACGTAAAAGTAAAGATAACACTAAAGCCACTCTATATGATATAGTCGATGATCTACAGTGGAAGAGTAGTAAGAACTTTGCAACTAAACATTTTATGGAAAGAGTGAAAGTCTACAACGAAGAAGGTTTTGAATTTCGTATATATAATGTTAACATAAAGGGAGATTAGATGCTTATTCATATCAAGATGAAAACAGGTGATGATTTAATAGGTAATCTCGTTAAGCGTGATGATAATGAAGTTACTGTTGAAAATCCAATACAAGTCAAAATACACCCAGTTCACGGATTCTTTGCTAAGAGTTGGATGCTCTTATCAGAAGCCAACAGCGTGGACCTGTCACTCGGAGATATAATCTTTTGGGGAGAAGCAAATGTTAAAGCAATCGAATACTACGATTCATTTGCTGAACGACTCACAGAACTAAAGAGTCTAAGAGCCAGAGAAGAAGAGAGACAAGAAGAGTACGAAGAGATTGAAGATGTGCTTGTAGCATACATGGAGTCAAAAGACTCTATAAAGCATTAATGTTCTTAAATTCGTATAACTCAATTATACACTATTCCTCAGGGATGTCAAGTCTTTTTTAGATTATTATTACATTATTTTGTGCTTGACAAAAGCACTGCAATAGGTTATACTTGTACACAATAAGGAGTGAAATGCATGGCAAAGAGAAATTACGTTAACAATCCAGAGTTTCTGGAAGCTATCATAGCATATAAAAAGCTATGCAGTGAAGCAGAGGATTCTGGTGACAAAAGACCGCAGATACCCAACTACATCGGACATTGTATCTATCAGATATCCACTAGGCTTGCATCTAAGCCTAACTTCTCAGGATACTCGTATAAAGATGAGATGATCAGTGATGGTTTGGAGAATGCGATACAAGCACTAGGTAACTTTGATCCGAACAAGTCCCATAATCCGTTTGCTTATTTTACACAGATTATTTGGTATGCGTTCTTGCGAAGAATTGACAAAGAGAAGAAGCAACTGTATATCAAACATAAGGTCACAGAGAATTCTGTTATGACTGGTACTGCTGTAGATCATGCAGAAGGTAGTGTTGATCGCAATGGTGAACCAGGCTATATTGATCTAAACAATGACTACATGACTGACTTTGTTCGTGGCTATGAAAAGAAGATGGACGATAAGAAGAAGGCACAAACGAAAGCCAAGAAGGGTCTAGAGAAATTTATGGATGAGGATAAAAAAGAGGCTAAAGAATGAAGATTGCTATCCTAAATGATACACATTGGGGTGCGAGAAATGATAATGCCGCAATTGCTGAACATCAGATAAAGTTCTATCGGGAAGTTTTCTTCCCACATCTACGTGAAAATA